CACGCAGCGGCGCGACATAGATACAAAGGCGTTTATCTCGGTGGCGGGAAAATACGGTGCGCGGTATTTGCCATAACCGACATTGAAACGGCCTTCGCGGTTGTAGCGGATCAGACCATTAAAGCAGTGGCGGTTGATGTACAGGAAGGCGGCGGCGCGCTCAGGTCCGGACATACTCTGGTTGTTAAACTCTTCGCGACAGGTGATATAGCTGTCTTCATCGTTCAGCTTTTCAAATAATCCCCTGGCCCACTCGGTTACCAGCTCGGGAACCACTGTCAGCATCTGGTACAGGTTGATCAGATCAGCGTTCACGTCCGCCAGCAGGAAACTTTCATGCTTATCGGAATTGATAAACACCGAACCGCCGCCCACAAATGGTTCGATGAGGCGCTTACCAGCCGGGATGAGGCGATCAAGTTCCGGCAGCAGTGAATACTTGCCACCAGCCCATTTGAGGAATGGGCGCTGCCAGCTGCGCGGTGCCAATTCTGACGCTACAGTTGCGGCTTCGATGCCAATGTCCACAGATCCACATTTCATTAGTTCACCACCCGAAAACCTGCAGGACGCTGGGAATAATCAGCCTCGGCATAGCTGCCCGGGAATAATGGGTCTTGCCGGGTACCTTTGGATGCTGGGATCAGCCATGCATCTTCGAAATGACGGTCTGGGCCAAAGAACGTTCTCGCCTGTTTGACAAACTCGGTACCCGTCTTTCCTGTCTGGCTAACAAACGCTGAATAGCGCTTGAGGCCTTCCAGCATGTCATGTGGTGCCACACCTTCCCGCACGCGCGCGTCCCATGCTTTCAGAGCCGCACTTTTTGAATTCCCACCCGCACGCTTCGGATATAACGCCCAGGCCTGTTCAAATAAGTTATCAGTGACTGATTCTTTGACTGGTTCAGATAAGTGACTGATTCCGGGTGCAGCTCCTGCACCATTAACCGGTGCAGCATTTACACCACCTGGTGCAGCAGTTTCACCACAGGGCGCAGGATGTGCATCAGAGGGTGCAGCATTTGCACCAGTGCGCAAGTTGAGGGTGTAAACGTTTGTGCGGTTCAGACCGTTAGAAGATTTACGCTCCTCTACAGACACGAGACCATCTTGAACTAACTGTTTGATATGGCTTTGCACAGAACGTACTGACATTTCGCACTGCTCTGCGATATATGGGACGGAGGGCCAGCATTCGCCCTGGTCGCTGGCGTTATCGGCAAGTTTGATCAGCACGAGCTTGCGAAGTGGATTACCCACCTTTGCTTTCATGGCTCTTACCATTAATTCCATGCTCATCTGGACCTACCTCAATCTCTCTGTAGTCGCACTTAAAGATATGGAGCGGGCTAAAGCATTCATGCTCGTAACCTTGTCGCAGGTAGACAACGCGCTGCGTTTCCGGCTCCCATCGGATAACCCGGACAGGGATGCCGTACTGGTCTCTGAATCTGCGGTTGAGTTCGCGCATAGCTGCCTCGCCTTTCGGCAATACACCCCCACGATTGCCGCCGCCCGACTGTGGTTACATGACACCCAGCGGTTTGATAATCTGCGCTCATACCGAAACAGAGGAGCGCCCGGAACGGGGATCATCCTCAGTTGCGGTAAGCGGCTTTTAGCCGTTAAACTGTTCATGCGTTGGTATCTCCACTTTGATCGACACGCCGCGACGCCGGGAGCTGCAACTCGCCGGCGTCAACTTTTTCTGGCGCGCAGAAAACACGAAACAGCAGCGTTAAATGCTCCTGCCACTTCGCCATCACCTGATAGCTGTTCTCTTCGATTTGTTCGCGTTCCGCCTGGTCAATAACCCCGTCAGCAGTTGCCTTTCTGAGATAGGTTGAGTGCTTGCCGATCCACTCGATTGATTCCATCAGGCGCTGGTTGATGTCGGCATTGTCGATGTCATCCACTGCCACCAGCGGCACGTTCACGCTGTTTGACTGGCGCGATACGGCATCTGCAATGTGCTTTGTATCGCTCGCCTGCTGAAGCACCATAGCCCAGCCCATCGGGAACACCTGATCGCCGCCGTCACGCAGACGGTTAAAAAGCGCATCAGTAGTTACGTCGAGGATTTCAGCCGCTTCCGCATAACCGCCCGGCAACGCAGCGATAGTCTTGCGTATTGCAGCCACCAGCCATGCCGGTTGCTTTTCTACTTTCCAGTGTTGATTACCCACGGTTAACCCCTTGATTCTGTGGTTATGCTTTATCGCGTGATCAATTAATCTTTTCGTAAAGCTCTGGACGGAAGACCAATTTCCCTCCGGTGCGCTGTGCGGCCTCTGCAGCCCGCCCTTTTGGGATTAAGCAGCCAGGCCGCTTACGCCATTGATAAAAGGCCTCTGGCGAAACCCCAAAGAAATCAGCAGCCTTATTTGGTGTGCCGAAAAACAATTCAAGTTCGGTTGTTGTCATACGTCCTCCTAAGTTTATTTAGATATTACGACCTAAACAATTTTTGGTCAATTAAAGCTAAGATAATTTAGTTTTTTTAGAAAGGCGCTCAAGCATGAACAGCTTTGGTTCACGACTTAAGTCGTTAAGAAAGGAAAGGAAGCTCACGCAGAAACAACTCGGAAAAGTTGTAGGGGTGAGCGATGTTACAGTCGGATATTGGGAGAAGGATCAGAATACACCTGGCGGACACTCTCTAACGAAGCTTGCAAGATATCTTGGAGTTTCAGAAGATTTTCTACTGACAGGGAAAGAAGGTAACTCCAACGTTTCACCCGCTGTCGTTGGGGCAACCCCAATCCCAATTATCAGTTGGGTTCAGGCAGGAACGTGGTCATCAGAAAGTGATGCGCGAAATCTTGAAGGGGCGATTGAATATATTCTAACAACCGAGAGTCACTCTCTTGGAACCTTTGCTCTTAAGGTTCGCGGTAAGTCTATGGAGCCCGAATTCCATGAGGGGGACACGATAATTGTAGATCCTGACTTGTACCCCGGCCCAGGGGATTACGTTATAGCAAAGAACGGAAGTGAGTATGCCACGTTCAAAAAATACCGGGCACGCGGCTTAAACGAGGATGGGGAAGAATTATTTGAACTTATCCCACTTAACCCCGATTTTGCTGCCTTGAGTTCTAGTTCTGAGAAAATTTCCATCATTGGTGTGGTAGTTGAACACCGTCGACCAATGCGCCGATAACCCTCGCAGTCCCTCCCTGAAAGTGAAAATCTAAAATTAATTAGTTTTTCACCTTGACGATAAAACTAAATTATTTTAGATTTTATTCATCGCCGTATGGCACATGCGCCGTTAGCGGTCCGGTGGGTTCCCTTGACCGTATCCCTAACCCAAGCGGGTAGCCGGATTGTGCAAGCCAGCCCCGTACTTCGGCCTGAGCGATTCACCACAGTGGCGATTCGGTGTAACCACCTGGAAGAGTCCGGTAAGACGCAGCAGCTAAAAGTGTGCTCTCGGATAGCTAAGGATTTCGATAACGGTGTGGCGGGCCTGCTCGACGCTCTCAGTGTAACCGGGAATTTCGACAGGAGCCTCCATGATGAAATCCACAGCATCATCGGTGCTGATGGTGCCGTCAGTGATAAGAGCCGAGAGAAGCGCAATGGTGAATTCAGAACGTGCGACGAGGTTTACAACGTTTTTCTCGGCTACTGCCTGAGCCTCTTTCAGGCGGGCAATTTCGAGAGTCAGTTGGTTGATTTGTTGCTGCAGCACCGTGTCCATATTCGAACCCTTCTGGTTGGGTGAGAACACCAGGACACCACCGAACCTGATGTGGTTAAAAGCCAGGCACACAACATGAAAGCGCACTCCTTCTCTCATCAGTTATGGGTGGCAGGTGTGATTAAGCGGGAGTGCGCTTCCAGTTGTGGTGAATTGCAGCCGCTTCGACGGTAACCAGAAGATAAGCGTCTGGCACCACACAACAGTATAAATGCCAACTGGTAGTTTTTGGCGGCGTCGGATCTTTCCCGTGAGGGCGCCGCATTTTTTTCACATAACTGTAAGCGCGTTCCGGCCTCTTCCCCTGAGTGTCTGGTCGTTAATGCAAACCCCTTCCGGAGCGCGCTTTCAATTATGTGGAGATGCCACAGGCGGTTGCAGCCGCCCGCTTCATTAAGCGCCCTGCTCCGGGCGTTTATTAAAGCGAACAGTCATTAATTATCGCCACCCGGCGAGGGATTCGTGCATCCAAAAATCGCGCGTTGCAGCGCGCAAAGGAGATACAACGCAATGAGACAACAACTGGCATCAATGACCATTATCGAGCTGGTGAGGACTGCCAACAGCTACGCCACCAGCATTAAGCAGACCGGTGTTTATTCGGATCTGATTAAAGAGCTGTCGTCGCGACTTGAAGCGCTGAACCTCGCATACATCTCCCAGGTCCGCACTCATTCAGCGACAACAGTCGAAGCTGATCTGCCACCAGCATCGCCGGCAATCGCACCGCTTCCAGTAGAACGCGATCAGTACGGCTACTGGACACACCCGGCATACGAGGATTTTTGCGACGGTCGAGAGCATATTCCAACCGCTGAGTTTAATGCATGGATGGACGCTAATGGCCTGGAATGGACATTAGATTACCGCGATGAGGAAGAAATTGATCCGACTGTCGATGGTTACGACATTTCGACATGGCAACCAGAAACGCCTTCTGGTGAGGGGTGGTTTGTTGGTTCCATTCACGACACGGAAGATGGTGCGGTTTGCATCTGGCTTCGCAATAAATCCGCACCATCGCCTGAAGCTGCTGCTATCGCCCGTCAGTTTGAACAGATGAAAGGTAACGCAGGAGAAGATAAATGATTCATTTTCATGGCGGGCCGATAACCCCGGACACCTGCGCTCTGAAAGCGTGGAAATCCCGCCATGCATTTATCAGTTTTGCTAACCCCGGACAGTTAGTGCTGGCTAGCGAGGTTTGCCAGTCTTTTGCACTCGACAACGGGGCCTTTAGCTTTTGGACGAAGAAACGCGTCGTCGACTGGAATCAGTATTATATGTTTGTGGTGCGCTGGGCGAACCACCCACGCTTTGCGTTTGCCGTCATCCCGGATGTTATCGGCGGCAGCAGTGAAGAGAACGATGCTCTGATCGATGAGTGGCCGCTTAGTAAATTCGTCGGTGCGCCCGTATGGCACATGAACGAACCGGATGAGCGATTTATAAGGCTATGCAATGAGTTCCCGCGCGTATGTATCGGCAGCATGGGTGAATACGACGCAAAGCGCCCGCGTCGTTGTGTTGCACGTCTGCGCGATTTAATCCGACATGTCGTTGATGAGAACGGCTATCCCATTTGCAAGTTGCACGGCCTTCGCATGCTAAATGCCGATATTTTTCGGCATATACCGCTATCGTCGGCTGACAGCACCAACGTCGCGCGGAACATTGGCATCGATAAAGCCTGGCAAAAATCAGCTTACGCGCCGGCAAGCAAAGAGACGCGGGCTACGGTGCTGGTTGAACGCATCGAATCAATCAATAGCGCCAGCTCTCTGAATTATAACGCTGACCGTGACCGCTTTACGCCACAGTTAGCGTTCGAAATTTAAGGAGTGTTTAGTATGCCCTGCAAACTCAAACAGCGGCGTCAGCGCCGCCTGAAAGCGGATCTGTGGTGGTGGCGTGAGGAAGCAATGGACTGCAAAGCGAGAATTCTTGAGCAGGCCGACGAGATTGCCGTACTGCGCCAGCAGGTATTTCGCGTTCCGATGCCGGTGCTCGTCCCTGCCCCGATCATGAAACTAGTCGCTACGGCCACCAGCGAACCTGAAATTTGTTTGAAGTGTAACGACGGTGCCAGGCTTGGCTGCTCGTCATGTGCGTACAGATTGAAATAGCCGGTTGCAGCCGGTATGGAGATACCTGGATGAATGAAAAATCTTACGTTGTCCCCAATGAATGGGTGACTGAGCAAAAGCTCACTGAAATTACTGGCCTGCGCCACGGCACAATAGAGGTAGCGCGTAAGAAATCATGGCTTCTTGGTCGTGAATACCTGCATGTCGCTCCCGATGGAGATCCGAAGCCGAACAGTGAATGTATGTATAACCGCAAGGCTATTGACCAGTGGATCGAAAGCCTCAAAAAGAAACAGCCAGGTGCACGGACATGACAATCCGTTTATTCTTGTCAGGCTCTTGGGCGTCAGGAGGGTGAATGAATAAAACATACCCAACAGGCGTTGAAAACCATGGCGGTTCACTACGCATATGGTTCATCTACGAAGGCAGGAGGGTCAGAGAGAATCTCGGTGTTACCGATACACCAAAGAACAGAAAGATGGCGGGAGAATTGCGGGCGGCAGTATGCTTTGAGATAAAAACAGGGAGATTTAATTACGCAGCACATTTTCCAAACTCCCCTAACCTTTCAAAGTTTGGCGTTTCAGATCGGCAGATAACGCAGATAACAGTGCAGGAAATTGCAGAGCGCTGGCTTGAGTTGAAGAAGGTCGAAATCTGCGCGAATGCACACGGAAGGTATCGGTCAGTGGTGAGAAATATGCTTCCGCGCCTTGGCAAAGGCAGGTTGATATCCTCCTTTACGAAGGAGGATATGCTTAACCTCCGGCGCGAACTGCTGACGGGTTATCAGATACTGAAGAAAGGACATACCAGGCCTGTAAAAGGCCGGTCTGTCCCTACGGTCAATTACTATATGGGCGTGGTAAATGGCCTGTTTCAGTTTGCAATTGATGGTGGATATATAAAGGAAAGCCCGTTCAATGGAATGTTGCCACTCAAAAAAACACGTTCTGAGCCAGATCCACTTAGTCGTGATGAATTCGACAGGCTTATTGATGCGCTACGGCATCAGCAGGTCAAAAACATGTGGTCACTGGCTATTTATACCGGGCTGCGACACGGAGAGCTGGTATCTCTCGCCTGGGAGGATATAGACCTCATTCAGGGTGTTGTTACGGTTTCAAGAAATCATACTTTGGCGAATGAGTTTACATTTCCTAAAACTGAAGCTGGTACAGATCGAAAGGTTTTTCTTGTTGATGCCGCCATAGAGGTTTTGCGAAATCAGGCTGAAATGACAAGGCTTGGTAAGCAGTACGAAGTTGAGGTTATGACGAGAGAGTTTGGAAGGTCGGTCAAGCATAAATGCACGTTTGTGTTCAACCCACAAATCAGTTCGATAAACGGAAAATGTGGTCACCACTATTCCGTAAGTTCGATAAATCAGATCTGGGGCGATGCACTAAAAAAGGCGGGACTAAGGCACAGAAATGCCTACCAGTCCCGACACACTTATGCATGCTGGTCTTTATCTGCCGGAGCTAACCCTAACTTCATAGCCAACCAGATGGGACATGCCGATGCCCAGATGGTTTACAAAGTTTATGGGAAATGGATGGCCGACAACAATCTGGATCAGATCGCAATTCTGAACCAGAAATTGTCAGCGTTTGCCCCACCCATGCCCCAGGCAGTAGGATCCAATATGTAA